TGCGAAAGTAATGCATCCCCCACTGTATTAAGCGCGAACGCTCAACACGAGTTGGGGGTGTTTTACTAACCACCCCTCGAGTCCGGAGTTACCCGAACACTAGCCAGCTAGGCTAGTCCATCGGCATTTCGACTTGAAGCTGCCGCGCTTCGTACTGGATTGGAAGTCTATACCGCTAGATCTACCAATAAGGTAGCTTAACGGATCAAGTAAGACCTCTTGATCTAGACAGTGATCTAGCCAAGGATCTCCTTCCATTGGAGTCGGTTCAACGCTATTTGCAAGGCTATGTCCAGCCATCTCTGGTATGACGAAATCGGAAGATTTCGCATACGCATGAGTGACCGGTAACATCGCCAAGCTTGTATCGAAGAACCTTGCGTCAACAGACGGAGTCGATGATCGAACTCCACATTGACCATTTCCGTATCTGGCGTAATCTGCTGGGTTCGTAGATATTCTTCTACGTCCAGCGGAATATCCAGAATTTGGATATGGCTCTTGTGGGTTAATCGAAACATTGATTCCCCACTTGTTGAGGCAGGCATGTTCGTCTCCATCAATACTATCCTTTCTTTTGAGAGGATCGTAGTGTAGTCTCTTCTGCTTCCAACAATGCAAATCGCCATTATAGTGGCAATTCGTATCGAAAAGAAGACTGAAGTGGACTAACCCCGACCCGTATTCACGAGATCGGGGTATGGTACGACGTACCACTCTAGCCAGAAGATCTCTTATCTCTTGGGCAACTATCCACATTCCTCTTAAATAAAAGAGATCTGCGGTAGCATTCCAAGACATGATTTCTTCTGGACCCCAGCGTCGTAAGTCGTCATGAGGAACTCTACGGGCATATACCGGATTAACCGGCGTACCCATAAAGTAATCCCCACCACAAGACTCTCGGAAATGGGAATTTCTGAAAGACTTGTTGACGTTCACCTTTAGAGCGTAGCTCTCCAGGTATCTTACGACAACGTCCGTGTACTCTACGGGGACAATAATGTCATCCCCATAGATATCGATCTTTCTGCTATAATTGCGGATTGATCGAGAACATGGACGCCTACCATCTAGTTGATGCATGGCACTCTGAATAAGGGTGTAAAACACCATCGCTTCGACGGGAAAGCATAAAGCTGACCCTTGAGAAGCAAACTTACTCAGAACCATGTTATCACCATTTGGTAGCGTAGCATGCAATGATCGCGCATCTTCCAGGAAAGGAAGAAGCCCTGAGGTCTTAAAGATTCTCTGAACGAGTTCTAAGTGAACTCTATCAGAAGCATCTTTCAGGTCTAGCGTAGCTAGGCGTTTATCAATGCTACTACGGTAAGCGAGTCTCTGATTAACAGACTGATGCGTAAAACGTATCGACTGTTTAGTCAGGCTATGACTCTCAACAGCTTTATATACATAGTCTTTAACAGACTGTTGCATATATTGCATGTGTGAAGGTTCTATAGCAATGACTCGTGGCGCCGACTGTGTCTTAGGAACGAATACGACTCTTACAGGGAGTTCATCCCTGATAGATAAGTATTCGACTCCTGGGACATGTTCGGACATTCCCACGTTTCCTGAGACTTGTGATGCGATCCAATAATTCGGATAGCAATGCAAGTCTGATGGGAATGTATGCTCCGACCTCCCGTTCCACTTGCGGAGTCGATGTCTTTCATTTGAAAGCCATCTATCTGCAGTAGCACCGGGACCGTGATGACAGATAAGATCAAGATTATTAATCTCAGGGAAAACCTGCGACCAAATAATTCCTGATACTTGATCAAGGAAATTATCCTCTCTGTTAACTTCAGAGGTCATACGGCGGAGATCGCCTTCTACATCCTTAAAATGCTGTATAGCCTTCAAATTACGCGAAGGACTACACCCGATAAATAGCTTCTTAAAGAAGCGACATATCTGCCTGATATAAAACACAGTATCAGGGCATGGATTAAGGAGTAGCTTACCATCCTTGTCGAACACACGTTTGAAGAAACCTCCGAGAAATCGGGGGAGACTTCCATGCCTACTAAAAGAAGTAGGACATGAGAACGTCCCGTCTTCGATGCCTCTTTCGAGTGCATCAGAAAGACAAGGGAGGGTGATTGTCAGAAATGACAGTCCCTCGTGTTCACAACGACGTCGAACAAGTTCGACGTCGCGTTCTACGGACAAGTCTAGGTCCAATGCTGCTTGATGCAGCACGGCCTCGACGAGCATGGTCGGTCTTTTCATCTATTCCTCCGTTAATACGAGGTAATAGAGACCGTCTAAGCTTGCTCCAATGTAGTAGGGAAGTACCCTTATTGAATGTCACGTGTCAATATGTGACATCAAAAGAGAAATATTGTAGAGAAACAAGTCCTCTCAATATTCTCCACCAAGGACCTTGTTATAGTTACCTGACGAAAGCCAGGTCTTCAAGGCCTCGATAAGGTACCCGATCTCAACATCCGAGAACACACCAGATTTAGGCTCGTCAACGACGAGATAAACACTGGTGCCAGCCAATGCATTTACTGCACTGATTGGGTCTGCCGCAACTTTATTCTGCGACAGTCGGATCTCGCGACGGAACCGAGAAGCGGTAATATTCTGCTTCGTGGTAAACGTCTTCAGACCATCGGCGCTTGTGAAAACAGCCTGTGTCGGACCTTGATTGGTCCTAGCAAAGCTAGTCGCCACAGCGTTAATAGTCAGAGATTGAGGATCAGCAAGCATTAGAAGCTCCTATTTTACGCTTTACTAGGTATAAGCCACAATGGCGTCATACCGCGGGATTAACATAATCCCAATAGTCATCGCAAACGGGACAAACCTAATGCACCCATTATTGACAACTGCATCGGCGACAACCCTGCTGGGTTGAAGCCGTAACCAAAGGGATCACCAACACCTCGATATTTTAAAAATTGAGTGCTGGTGACTGAAGCGGTTAATTCGAACTTGGAACCGTTCTGCTGAAAGAATTTACCTTTACAATCATAAGAGATTGTACCGGTTTTCTCATGCATGCAGTACCAATAATCCGCCGCAAGGCGGTCGGCTACACCAGTATCTAGCGTCGATAACATGTCGCTAGCATTGGTGAACCAATCGATTAACCACGTCCAAGGGATAGCATTCCATAAAACTGTAGGGGAAGGCTCAAGACCATATAATTCGGCCATGAGTTTCCTCGTATAGTTTATGTCCCTTGGCCCACTCGGTAACCAAAAGCGGAATCGGCCTGAGGCCCAAACCCTTTCGGTATCCGTTCTCTTCCAAGTATACGAAGGCTCCTCGGCGTAGTACTGTGTAACTAATACGGGCTGTAAGGCCCCATAGTTCACACCACTCCACCCAGGCGTCTCCGTGGAAGAGTTAAGCAGTTCTACTTTCTGCCTAGTGGGCTTCCCGTCGTTCTCTAGCAGCCACTTAAGTTTCTTCTGGGCCTTCTGCTGAAATTGCAGCATGCCCTTTAGATCCGAAAGTAACGGCAACCAACCGAATTTGATGGCTAGCCAATAATTTGGCGCATTGCCAACAAACCAGTTGACCCGATTGCGCAGCAATTCAGGGACTTCGCGAAATTCATAAATCGCATTCAGTCCTTGAAAAACAGGCCGCGTAGGTTTCAATCTAGAGTAAGCCGTGGCTCCCCAAGACGCTACATCAATATTCTCGGATGGAAATCCGAAACTGCCGGCAATGGGATCTGCTTGGAAACAGCCTTCATAGTGCTGAGTCAAAGCTCCTCCACGCCAGCAACTTGCTGTAGCGGTGCGACTCCGATCGGTTTGGAATCCCCTTCGATAGAAGGATCCTCCAACATTCCGATCAGGTGGCATATCCGGGTAACCATAATGACCTTCGTTTCCGAGTGGCATATCCGATCTCACGACCGAGATATTGCCATACTTCTCGCTCAAAACGTTTGAGCCAGAATACTCTTTTCCTAAAAGGACAACAGTATCGGAATTAAACGTAGGTGGCATTACGACGTTCCTTTGATTATGGAGTGTTCCGTAGAACGTGGGGTGGCCCTTAAGGGGC